CATCGCCTGCGCCCAGGAGCGCCCCGCCTGCCGCATTCGGGGTGGTACTGAGAAAGACAGTGTTCTGGAGGAAAAATGTGATGTTCGGTTCGATGGGTCTGGTCCCCACGCCGGTAGCGATGTTCTTCTGCGTAAGCAGGCCGGAATACTTCATTATGTCTTCTCCTTCTGAGAGTAAGAGGTCTCCCCCTGCCATTTCTGGCAGAGGGGTTAGGTGTTAACTCGGACTACTTGTGAGCGACGATGACGCCCAGGGCGGGCTTCTTCACGGTCTTGTAGCCGTAGACGTTCAGAGAACGCATGATCGTACCGAATGCCGTAGGGTGCGGCAGCGTCTCGGTATCAACGATCTGGCTGGCGAAGGTAACGGCGGTCTTGTGCCCGAACGGGATGTAGCTGTTACCGCCGGAGACGTAGACGTTGTTGGAACGGTAGATCGTGAACTGGCCGATCTTGCCGATCTTGCCGTTACGCAGGGTGTCCTGGTTGGTTGCGGCACCGGCACCGTCAGCCCTGCGGAGTTCCGATTTCTGGAGCAGGTTGCACATCCAGGTCGGGAGTACCGCCCAACGCTCCTCATCTTCCGGCACGTTCTGCTCGGAAAGAACTGCCTCGGCGTCCATCAGGATGTCGAGAACAGTGGCGGACGTCAGGGTCAGCGGAGCGCCCGCGGTTCCCAGGTTGAAGGAGTTGGATACGGCACCAGCCGTTGCACCCTGGTTCAGAGGGTCGGCGTCTAGGTAGACGTTGGAGAGGAGGTCGCGGTCGATGACGATAGCCATCTGCTTGCCGCCGTCCTCGCTCCATTTGTCCATCATGTTGATGTCGTTCTGGAGCTTGTCGATGCTGTCGATCTTCAGGGCGAAATACTTGGCCTTGTTGATGTCCAGTTCGATTGCCGCGCCGTCCGGGGTATCGTAGTTGAGGTCCTGGCCGCGCACGTAGTCACGGATGACCACATCGGGAACGGTACGGATGATGACGGAATCGCCCATCTTCGTGATTTCGCCCTCGTAATCGGTGTTGGCGATTTCGCCAAAAACGGTCGTGAGGTAGAACTTGATGAGGGTCTTCTGCGCGTAAATCTGGGGGGTGTACCGCCCCTGACCAGCGTTGGAATAATCGGGATAACCCGGAACTCTACCGACGAAAGACATCTTTGTTTCTCCTTTATTTCAATCAAGTTGGTTGACGGTTTAGCCGGGGATAATCCTTCCGGCTTGGTTTGCCTGTTGGATGAGAGCGTCCATCTGCGTCTGTTCTGCTGCTCTGCCACGGTATCGGCCGAGAGTTACATCTTTGTAGAAGGCGTTAACCTCGGACTCCTTGAAATACTTCTCAGTCGGAGTTAAATCGGTTGCGCCTCCTCCGCCGCCCTTACCCGGAGAAACGAGGGCAAGCCTCGGGTCAACGGGGGGGATGACGGGAACCGGTGCAGCGGGACCGGAGAACTTCTGAAAGATACCTACCAGCCCTGGCAAGTCCCAATTGTCGTTGGCCCTGTCAAAGCAGGCCCGGAAGGACAAACCGGAAAACTGTTCGGCATTGCTGTCGAGCCACATTCCGAAAGCAGGACTGTTCATGACGGTGGACCAGTTGGGAACCTGAGCCCCAAGCGAAGCAGAGAAATTCTGCTGCCGGGTCCGTAGGCTGTCGGATGCGACCGTAGCGAGTTGCTGTGTTACCGGAGCAATCTGAGCCGCGTTGGTTTCGTGGATGAGCTGCTGGATCTTTCCGGCGAGGTCTGCGCCCACCTCTTCGGAGAGTGAAGCAAGAATCTCACTCATGTTGCCTGCCGGAGCCGGAGCCTGGGGTGCCGCATTGGACAATTCGGAAACCTGAGTTTCCAGCGTGTTAACACGGTGTTGCAGAAAGGAATTTTCTTCCTTCAGTGTCCGGTGCATCCCCTGCAAGGTTTCCCAACGTGCTTTGAACGTGCTGTCATTCTGGTCTGCCGGGGCGACGACCGGGGCGGGGATCTGGACGGCGAGAGGTTCGGGAGCGATGACGGGGGTAAGGCTCGCCTCTACGGGCGGCTCTGCTCCTGCCGGGGCTCCTGCTGCGTACATCTCGTCAATCTTTTCCTGTGCTCGATCTGCCGGTGACTTGAAATTCATGTTTCCTCCACGCCGCTCAATGGCTGGCGCAACCTACGATTTACCGGCTCTGTGGCTCGGTTAGAACAACTTTGACTTAGGCGCTGCCTGCGCCCTTGCCTTAACGATCAAGGCGTCCGAATCATCCACCAGCGCGGCCATCTCCTCTAAAACTTGAGCTTGGCCTTGCAATGTGCGAAACGTGTCACCTGTCGCCCGCCGCAAAGAGCCATCAATCTCGGCCAGTGCGGATTTTATGAACTCTCTTACGGGGCCGTCCTTGAGATTGCCGAAGGCCCGGAGAGTCGGTATGTCGCTGGTGTTTTTCATCCCGGAGTTACCCCCGGCTGGTTCTGGAAGGAGTTAGCAGCCGCTCCGCCTGCGGGATTCCCGGCGGGGTCAAGCGTCTGCGGAGCTGTTTGCGGTGCCGTACCACTTCCCGGCTGACTTCCGCCTGGGGGAGACACGCCCGCCGATGCCTGGGGCTGCTGCTGCGCCTGTTGAGCCTGCTGTATCGCTGCCTGCTGCGCCTCAACCTTGGCAATCAGCTCTTTAAGTCCGGCCTTGTCCGGTACGACCTTGGAAACGTCAATGCCAAGGCTCTGTGCTGCCACGCGGAGCAGTTCGGCGCGACCCTCAAGCCCGATAATCTGGATGTCGGTCGGGTTGTTGGTCTGAGCCAAGAACTCATTGGTACGCTGGATCATCTGTTCTTTAGCCAGGAGTGCATCGGAACCGCGAGCGATGGTCTTGCAGTCGCCCTTGATGCTCTCGTCCGGGTCATAGACCATGTTGTAGTCGTAGGTGCGGGCGATGACGCCGGAAACCATGTTGTCGATGTGGGAGATCAATTCCTTGATCCCACGACTGGCTGAAGTCATGAGCATGGACAGACCGGAGCTGGTCGATCCCGCTCCGCCGACACTGGCGTTACCGAAGGCCCAACGGGGAATCCCGGTCTGGTCCTCGGAAAGCGTGGAAAAGAACTCAAAGACCGACTGAAGCGGGGCAACGATTATCGTTGGCTGCGTGAACCGGACAGCCGGGGCCTCCGACATCTGCTGGTTCGTCGCCTGCCAGATTTTCCACGGCCAAACCGATTCGGTATCCGACTGAACCCGGTCCAAGTTAACTTCCACTTGGGGACCGGAAGCGAGGGCGGCGTTATTGACAATCGCCCTGGCGAGCGCGTTGCAAACGTCCTGAAGGTCAGCCATCAACTCGGGAACGCCTTTCCCCCAAAAAGAGCCGGGTATGCGCTCAAAGGAGTCAACCGAGTACGGCTTACGCCCCAGCTTATCCGGGTTGAGTATTGCCCTGATAACGTAGCTGCCGATCTTCCAGCAGTTGACCTCATAATCAAGATCGGGGTCGATCCCGTCCGAGAGTCCCCATTCGATGAGCATCCGGCCCTGGACTGCTCCCCAAAACTCAAGAGCCTCCAGCTTCTCGCCGTGGGTCGATAGTTCGGTATTGCCGGAGAACTCGACACGTGCTCGCTCTGTGTCGTTTGGAAGGGTGTTCCGGTAGCCGTTCGGGTACTCCTGCAATACCTTCCTTATGGCCTGCTCGCTGTAACCGGGAACTCCGATCAGGCATTGCAGGTCAGACCGTGTTAACTCATGGCGCTCAATCAGGTAGCCATCGTCCGGGTTACGGGAGTCAGGAGCCGGATACAGGTCAAGCGGGCTCACTCGCTCAAAGGTCGGGATGATCTGGTCAACCGCGTTAACAACCCACTTCCCGCCCTGCGCCGGATCTTGGACCCAGCTCTGAACCTTCTGACGCTTGAGTACCGGACCCTTGATGACTCCGGCCTTCATGGTGATGAGGTCGTTAATGGATGCCCAAAAAGCCTCGTACCAGCCGCCCTGGGCAAGTTGGTCATCAATCTTGGTAGCCATGCGCTCGGCGCACTCTTCAGCCTCTTCCTGCACCTTCTTCAAGGCATCGTCGTGGGACTGCTCCATGAACTCGCGCATCTCGCTCTGGAGCAAGGCCGGATCGATCTGCTGACCTACCTGCTGCGCCTGGCGCAAAACCTCGTCGTAAACGTCAGAGGCTTCCTGCTCGACTTGGGCTGCCTTGTCCGGGGGAAGCTCGGCCAGCGGGGTCGGCTTGATACCGAACAGGCGCTCACCTACCGGGCGGAGGATGTCATTAACCCAGGCTTCGGCGGCGCGGCACTTGGTCGCGGTCAGGAGGACGTAGACATCGGAGCCACCCATTTGCATCACGGCTGCCATCTTTTCGGCTTCGTAGATGCCGTTGCGCTGACGGAGGTTCCGCATCATCTGGCGCTCAACGAGCTGCTTTGCCTGACGAGCGTTGGCCCAACACTTCTCAAGGTAGCTCGACAAGCCGCTGATATACTGCGGCTGGGCGGTGGCTGTTTGCGCCTGATGCTGCGCTACGGCTTTCGCGGTCTTCTCCGCTTCAAGTTGTGCAACTCCCTTGAAGGGGATGATTCCGAGTGCCGATCCTGATGTGTTGTTTTCGATCAAGCCGCTCTCCAGGTAATAAAAAAAGGCCGGGAATCATGACGGTTTTAATGTCAGAAACCCGGCCTTGCTCTCACTCCCCTTGCGGGGCGATTGCAGAATCCAGAATATTCAATTGTTTGGCGGGAAACATGGCGTACTACTTACCACTTCCCTTTTGGCTCCGGGGCTTGGTATCGAACCAATGACCATTCCCTTAACAGGGGAACGCTCTACCGCTGAGCTACCCCGGAAAACTATTTTGGTGCATGGGCAGTGTCGAAACTGTCCTATCCTTCAACCCCTGTCGGGTTGGCGCTCTGCGATTTGAGCTATCATGCACTACTATTAGAGCGGGAGAGAGAATCGAACTCCCGACTTCCAGCGACATCCAGGGGATGAGGCCAGCCCTCTAACCGACTGAGGTATCCCGCATCACTTGATCTTTTCGTACCGCTCGATGTCGTTGATCCCGCCCTGGCTGATGTTGATCGTAACCTTACCGCTGAAATCCGGCGAACTAAGGCCGTACAGTGTCAGCACATTGGCGAGTCTTTTCTTGTCTTCCGGTGAAATTGTTTTGCCCATACGGTGCTTGTCTCACGAGTTGACGGAAGATGTCAATCAACTATGGTGTTTTACGGCTCCAGTAGATTTCAAGGCTATCCTCGTCAATGGCAACCAACAGAGAAGCGAACTCAAAATTGCGGCTTAGGCGCAGTTCGTTGACATCAAGAGACTTTACCGAAAGAAAAGGGCTGCATATCTCACTAGGGAAAACGGAGAAATCAGGAGTCACCGTTACGCAAAACTTGCTACCCTGCCCGCCTCTCCCAACTATGGGCTCATGTACCCACATATCCTCATCGGGGATAATCGACTTTAGAATCTCGCGCTCAAGTGGGGTCAGCCCGTCCTCGCCGTCAATCCATACTGTCTGCTTCAAAAGGGTGGCGTCATACTCATAGCTCTGCATGGTTTCAAAGGGGCGATCCGTGTTAACACCGATCCTCCGCATGAAAGCCTGCGCTCCATCTCTCGGTAGTTTCATCCTCTGCAATTCCTCAGCGGGTATTCTCCAACGCCTGGCAACATAGCTCATATCAAGTCCATCCTTTGCTGTCGGGCTTCTTCCTGGTCCCGGTCCCTGCTGTAGCGCCTCGTTTGGTCCCTACCATTCGGCGAGGAACCGGCAGGACTTGGCGGAGATGCTTTCCAATGCAGATGGAAATTACCCGGTCATCGAATCGGCCTGTGTCGGCCTCCATTCGCCCATTGTTCTGGATTTTGAAGGCCATCATTTCCTCAAGAGTCGCCGCGCACCGGATACCATGGGAGCCCTCACGGACTTCGGCTATCAGATTATCGATGATGAAGGGACGAGTCTTCTTGTCCGTGACCCAACCAAATCGCTTCCGGGGTTTTCCGGGAGGATCTGGAACCATCTCGCAATGCAGATTCGGGTAGTTGTGGGTATAGAGCAGCTTGTTAACAACCATCAGGCCGTGGTTGTTTCTCTCCGGGGCGATGAGCGCCATGTTGTAGCGGGTGCCAAGGGCGGCAAGGACGGTCGCATATTCGTCCGGGTCAATGTGTCCATGCCACTGTGCAACCTGGTCCCCGGTTCGGTGATCGATGACATCGGCAACCGAGTAGTCACCTTTCTCTAAGCCTTCTGCAACGTCCGCGGATATGATGTAAGCGCCACCTGTTTTGGGCTCCTCCCATACCGATAAGCGACCATCTCCCTTGACAAGCCATTTCATGTTCGATGTAAAACACTCGTAGCGGGCAATCGGGGGAGGCGCGGCGTCCTTCTGTATCAGCAGTTTGGCGTTGTCGAAGCAAGGGCGGCCTGAACCGAGAAAGGCATGTTCCGGGGTAGCCGGGTACTCCTGGTTAAAAATGTCCTCGTTGGCATCGCACTTGTTGGCGATGGTGCGGCGTCTCCAGTAAGATCGG